GTGTCGTCCTCAATAGCGATTTCAAACTCCGCATCTACCGCTTCTTTTGCGCTCTCCATCACCTTCTGCTCTTCTGTAGGCTCTGGCATAGCCCCTATAACAGCAGTAGTGCTTTCAGCTTCTTCTAATGTGGTTTGTGACATTAGTATACCCCCTTGATTTAATTGGAAAATTAAGCCCTTTGAATACCCCTAGGGTCTTCTACAACAGCTTCAACAGAATCGTCGTTGATAATTCGGAAAGACTTTCCGTGTATATGTAACCGGGTGCCTGTGTGGGGTCGTACCAATACAAAATCACCCGCTTCACACCAAGGCCCAGTAGGAAACTTATTCTCATCCTTATAACAGTCAGGGCCGAGCTCTATAACGAAAAGGGCCGTAGCTAGGATTTCTTCGGTTTCCTGGGCATTTTCTGTTTTATATAGCCCACTCTCATATTTATCTTCTATATCGGGAACCGCACAAAGGATGTGGTACCCCTTAGGTTCAGGAAGCTGAGTAGCAGCCTGAACATCAGAATCGGTAGTTTGGGCCATCTCACTCGTCATTCTCTAACCTTTCTTGTAGGGTTAGTACGTACTCTCGGACAGCAAGAATACCACTTACATTGCCACATACATATTTATACTCAGGATAGTCTCTAATGCTACCACTTCCAAGTTTTTGAAGTAAAAAACTATGCTTTGTGTCGATCTCATCAATAATTAGCTGTAATGCGTTCATCTACTCCTCAACATCTGAAACTGCGCTCCCAAGAAACCCACTTATATCTATGCCCACTTTGGCAGCTTCTACCAACTGCTTAACCTTCAATTCTTCGTCATTCTCCACAGCATCAGCCAGAACCTTAAGAGCAGCCTGTTTTTCTTGAGACTTAATGCGTGCAGCTTCGAGCCCCAGCTCAGCGCCTTTAATTTCCGCATCAGAGGCATCCTTCGCCGCCTTACGCTGAACTTCGGACTGTTTTATAGCAAGCTCAGCTTGGCGCATCTGAACCATTGGATCTTGGGCCTGCTCCAGCGCCTGCTTCTGGGCCATCTCAGCTTGGTTCTGTTGTAATAACAATTTAGAAGCATCAGCCACCAACCGAGACAACTGAAGCTCTATTTCTTCAGGCATTGTTTCTTCTTCATCCGGCTTTGGAAGTGGAACACCTAGCTGCTCCTCTAATTTAGACCGATATAAGAACCCAAGATGTTCAGCTACGTGGGCCTGTGCAGCAGCTTCCATCCCTGGCGCTGCGGGGTTGTCTTTAAGTAAATCCTTAATAAAAGGATCTTGCATGGCCGTAGTATGAACTTCTATATGAGCCTCGTGATCTTGATAGATGAACGCCTTTACAGGCTTACCGTTCAGCAAATTCATATTTTCAAACACAGGGTCCTGAGGCTTCTGCTCCTCTTCCGTAGGAATAATCTTTCCTACATTCTCTATACCTATCGTCTCCAACATCTGCCGGTGCAACTCAGGCATATCGTAGATTTGGGGAGCCCCCGCCGCCAACTGCATAACTGTCTGATACTGCACAACTCTTTGCGCCATTGTAGAAGAGTTCGGGTTTGATACCGGAATAACTTCTACCATATCATAATCAGCTTGCTTGACCTGGGGCTCCCCAGAACTAGGTTCATACGAATACGACGCGGGGGTATCATCTCGAATGATCTTCGCAAGAAGTTTAAATTCTTGCTTCATCGCAGCATGAACACGGGCTTGGACAGAGGACATCACTTTTAAAGTACGCTCAAGAATAGCTAAAGTCGTACCAACGGGAGATTGAGAGGACATATCGCTAATTTTCAGGTCTGCAATCGACGCAAATCTACGACCCTCCTCGACAATTCCTTGCATCAACTGAAGTAAAACTTGGCTGGGCTCCTTATAAGGTAGGGGCATGATGTTCTCACGCAACGCACCGCTCGCAATATCTACATCACGAAACTCGGCAGGTTGTATGGGAGTATCATCGCCTTTAACACGCATCCCTTTTGTCTTAAATCCACCAGGAAGATTGCTCAGGGTTCCTGCGTCTACCAACTGTCGAATCAAAGAAGTTCCTGATTTAGCAAAGGAACCTAAAAGATGAACTAAACCAAAGGCGTAAAAACCAAACCCAGGGATATAAGGATAATGGACAAAGTGTTGGCGCTTCATTCGTTTAGGATCATTTTCCAACCAATTACGCCGGATCGCTAAAACCTCATTGGACCCTTTCTCAAGAGTCACAATATATGGAAGCGCTATTCCCGTCTCCTTATTTTTATCGTCCTTATCTTCGTAGCCCTTCAAGTTCAGATCAACGTGAAACTCTAATACTTTGTATCGGTCATCCGAAGAAGCACTGAAACCCATGTTCTCAGCAATCTTCTTTTCAATCTCGTCAAGATACCCGCCCTCAGGCTTGCTTAGCTCCACATCTCGGTAAAACCCCGACACCTGCAACTTACGAATATCATTCTCAGTCTTACGCATAACATGAGTTACGCGCTCCGCATCATCTAAACTGCTAGCACCATAGGGAACCACCATGTCTTCTGCGGGTACAAATATAGAAGCAGGACGACAGGTTGAAGGGTCGTAATACACCTTCTTAAACGCGTTCCCTGCTAAACCCAAACCCCACAACATACGCTCATGCTCCGCTCGGTATTCGGGCATCTTCTCTTGTATGTAATAGTTCATGTTCGCTGCGACGTTTACAGAAGCACGCCGATTCTCGTCTGTCTCTTTCCCGATAATCTTCGTCTTTACCGGACCCCCAGCAGGTAAGGTCTCCATCACAGTCTCAGCTTGAAACTTCACCAACGCTTCAGAGAGCAACGGATGGTACACACCACAAGCCCCCGACCAAGGCTCAGAACGGTCTTCAATCTTTAGACCCAGTAGCTCCATACCATCAGCGTATGTCTGCAACCAATCTTTGCGGGAGCTTACGTCCCCCTCGAATCCTTCAATAAGCTCTGACGCCGTGTCCATAAGAACTTGAGGATCTTCAGCTTCAATCTCTTCGGCAAGATTCGCATAAAACGGGTTATCCGCATCCGATACTGTTACCTCCATAATGGCTAAGATTTCGCCTTCGGGATCACCCTCAAACTCCATCTCCATACTTAAATCTTCTTCCTCTTCTTGAAGCTCCGATACAGGGCGTCCGTCAGGAAGGACAATCTCTAGGTCAGGTATTTCTGAAGCCATACGTCATCACCTTCAATGTAAATAAATTTTTGTCTTATCGGGGCCCATCTCAACTACCCCGTATTTCTGTAGCTTCCGAGCGATCCTCACATCAGAATACATTTGAGCTTGGCCATTGGGCGCGAGTTCAGCGATCAACTCTTTTAACGCCTTACGCCAATCACTCTCCTCCATCACGCCATTCGTCCTTTAGTAAGCCCTTGCCGAGCGACACCATCTCCTCGATGCCTACCGACTTTTTTCTTCCCTACAAGCCCTCCAGCCCGGGCCCCTTTTATATTGCGCTCTTTGGCAACACGCATCTTCTCTCGTTTAAGAGCTCCCATATCAGAACCTGACAAACCCCAGCGCACCTGCCGACTAACTTGACGAGGTTGCTTTTGTTTCTTTCCAAGCGACTCGCGTAACTTTCGTAAAGATGAAGTAAGTTTCTCTGTCGCAGGATCAGGGTCCTCAAAAGACCTCATCATGCGAGAAATTTCTGCGCTACCGGGGACCTCTTCGCGGCGCTTTCGAGCTTTCTTTACCTGTTGTTCAATGATATTAAAAGTATCTCCAGCCTTCGCCATACCCTACCTCACTACCCCGCGCGTCTTCCCGCGTGTAGCCGCACCGTCAATAGGCTTTTTACGTTTCTTAACAGAACCACCAGCCTTGTATTGTTTAACGAGACCCCCTGCTTTGTGCCTCCGCATCCCTTTCCGACGCCTTTCATCGGCCTTTTTAAGTTTGGCAGCTCTTTTTTCTTTTAGATATCTCTCACCGTGCCGATCATATTGAAGATCTAATATACGATCATGAAACTTCTCACGACCTATTGGCAAGTTTTCTATATTGCCCCTTCTAATTCCTGCTCCTGGCATCTCATCCCCCTAATAGTTTATCTATGTGCAGCGCGAGTCTTCCCGCGTTGTGCAATACCGTCAATGGATTTAGCTTTAACAGAGCCACCTTTTTTGTAGCCCATCTTTACTTTGCCACCACCACGAAGACCAGACATTGCGCGTCGGCGCGCCTCTCTATCTTCTCTTAACTCCCACTCTTTTATTTTTTTTGGGTCCCCCATCCTTTCTCTCCGCTTACGAGTTTTCCCAACGTGATAAGCAAAATCACCTGATCTCATCCCGTACTCTCCAGGTGCCTTCGTCAACAACCCGCGTTCAGGACCAGTCAGTCTACCC